GGCGGTTCTCACTGGTCAAGCCTGGCTACCCTGATTTCGTAGCCCGAAAACTTTTCATGCACTTCCTCGAGGAAGCGGTCCATCACCACGGTTCCCTGATTGGACGATAAGTCAACGTAGATCATTTGTTCTTTGTGATCCACCTTGACTGGTATTCCTATACTTCGCATTCCGTCAAAGTGGAAGGGGTTCACTGGAACTTCAATGGTTGTTTTCTCCATTTCTAATATCCGCTAATCACTTCTTTAACCTGATACCCACCGTAGTTCCGCGTGACTTTCTTGATGCACTGGTCTCGAACGTCACCAACGAAGTATCTGGACATCGTGACGATCACCATTTTGTTTTCATCATCCACGTTGAGGTCAAAGTCTATAACCTTGATTCCCTCGAACTCCAGGGGCGAAACTTCCATGGATATCGTCTCGTGTCTCATACTTAAAAATATAATGACTTTTATTTTTAAATGCTCTACTACAGTTGCTCCTTTAGGAACGTGTCTCCCTACATGTTCAATAAGCGCGCGGACCTAAGGAGACCCACCAAGAAGATGATTGAAAATCCTCACAAGCATGTCCACGACTGGATGGAGCACGAGGAGATCTTTTCTCGTCTTCACGATCAAAAGGTTCGTGAACAAGAGAACAAATTGGATGCCATGGAGCTCTTCTGCGTGGAGGAGCCCAGTGCCCTAGAGTGTAGGATCTATGATGTTTAGTGCTGAGCCAGTGACAGGGCGAAAGGATTCCTGTCCAGCTGCTTGACTGCCAGACCCAGGTTGTTTGTCCTGTAATCTGCATTTCCCTTGTAGGCATTGTTATTCTGCTTCCAAGTGATATCGTAATTTTGGGCGATGGACTGGTTTCCGGCTCCTCCCTCGACCATCGTCGATGCGCTATCGCGGGTCTTGGTGGTTGCGCCCTGGACCTGAGTGGCGGAACCGCGGACGTTCATGCGACCACCCGGAGGCGTGTAGCCCTTGTTGCCCCGCTGAGCAGGTCGCAGGAGAATTGCCTTCTGTGTGTTTCCGTAGCCACCCTCGAATGAGTGGATACCGGGAGCAGCCACGTCGTTGGTGCGTGCCACGAAGTTTGCCTTGTTGCGCGTGGGTGTATCCTGGTGGGTTGGCGCCGAGATGAATCGCTTGGCGGTTCCGAACTCGAGACCGTCCATGCGGGTAGAGGTCTGCGAGCGGACGGTGGGGCGCTGGGTCTTCACATACTGTTCCCTTCCACGCTGACCTGTGAGCATGCCACCCTGTCCCTGCGCGCGACCCTTCTCGAGGGGACGCTTGCCCTCTGATCCCAAGAGCTGGTAGGTCTTCTCGGGGCGATTCTGGGTCAGGGTCATCCGCTCGTCACCGCGACCCACAAAGCTCTTGGCGGGACCCGACCTGCCCGGGAGCGTGGTGAGGCGATACGCGCCGACGTTGTTGGGCATCACGCGGAACTGCTGCTGATAGCCACCATAGGCAGGCACGTTGGCGGGAACGCCCAGACCGGGACCGACGAACCTCCGCTCGGCGGACGAAAGATTGTTCATGCGGCTGGAGACATTCTGACGATCGTAGAGGTTATAGACGGGCTGACCATAGGGAAACTGAACATTGGGTGCAGTATCCTGAAGTGTCGCCACGACCTCCTTCTTGGGGTTGATGACGCCGCCCATCGGGTTGTTCGGGTTGAACGTCCCCGTGAACAGGTCCGTCACGGCTGTCAATTCCTGACCGGGTGTATTGATGTTCCTACCGAAATAGGGCATCTGTTGTGTTTCACGGCTGGGTAGTGGTTCTGGGGTAAAACCTTCTTTGCGATCACTGCTGGCGATTTGACGTCCCGCCACAGCAATCCCTAACAAGGCCACAAGACTCAATGGGTCCATATTAAAACTAAGCTAGATAATAAAAATTACTTATATCTGATGTCAAAAAGAACGTTCTGGACATCCGCGCGACTGCTCGTCGGATCCCACGACCGGGTCCGGAGTGGCACCGAGCAGGACATGTCCCTCGACGGAAAGTCGTAAGACCGACCCTGGTAACCCTTCTTGAAGAATGAAGTGGACTGGGGGCGAAGCATGTCATCGACCAGGATGAGCGAACCCGGAGCACCCTTGCCCGCCATGTAGGGGGCGGTTCCGTAGATCGGAGTGGACGCCCGACCCGAACCGGCGTAGTTGAGGTTGCTGACCACCGGAGGCGCCATCACGTGATCGTAGGCACAATCCACCGGCAGACTCTCGGCATCCATAAGAACCTTCGATGTGTTGAGCTGATAAGCCATATTACTATCAACCGAGATTTTAAACACTGCCACCGAAAGTGCCTCGGATCTGCTGAAGTTCCGGCATCCTGGACTGTCCGAACATAGAGGCGTCGTTGGGATAGCACGCCTGGGTTTCGTCACGGCAGACCTTGTCCATCATGGGACCGTAGGCGGCGCGAAGGAATGCGCTCTGATCGTTGGGGATGGTCGTGGAAGGCATGCTGTGAAAGGAGCGGAACGCCTGGTTGCGGCTCGAATAGACGTCCGCCTGATCCGTGGGAGTTCCCTGATTGAGAAACTTCTTCACCTTGTCCTTGACGGTCGGGTAATAGCACGCCGCCGTTCGCTTCGGGTTGTCGACGTAGTCCGTCATGAGCACGTTCGCCATGGGATTATCCATGGTGGGCTGTTCGCACGACTTCCCTGGAGTGGTCGCATTAAAACGCTGTCCCTCGTCCTCGAACGAAGCTGGTCGCATGCCTTCCTTGATGCCTCCCGCCAGAAGCATGGAAGCCATGACCATGATAACCGTGAGACCCAGGTAAATAACCCTGATGTCGCGATTGATGACGTAAAGGATCGCCATGGTGTAGAGGATGAACCTCGTGGCGGCATTGAGCCTCTCCACGGGGGTCTGCTTAGCCAAAGGCCAAAATATCAGCACCTTGTTCTTGGCAAACAGGTGCGATGGATTTCTAAACCACGGTTGTTCCATTCTTATTTATTGACTAGTTAATTTTTTCACTCGGATGCACCGGGTGGCTGCTGAAGAATCTTGCTCAGATTTCCCATGAGCGGACCGAGGGCGCCCATGATCTTCGCCTCGTCGAGACCTCCCTGACCGTCACCGAACTGCTGCTCGACCTTGGAGGTCATCTCCTGCATCATCTCGGGGTTCAAAAGATTTCCAAGAATACCGGCGAGGGGGTTAGACCCGGCGCCATCATCTTCGCCCTGGGGTGCAAACATCTTATTGATCATTTCGGGTGAAAAGTCCATCTTGGTCTCGCGAGACGCCCGAACCTCTTCTTCGCTGACGTTGTTGCCGAGCACGTAGAGACCCTGGACATACTGCCAGATCGCCGAGCGACTCCCGTCCGAAAGCTCAGACTTCCACATGGACTCCAGATCCAGGGTCTTAAGAATTCCGTAACTCCTCGAGAGCTCCTCGAAGATCTTTTCGTCCTGATTGCGAATGAGATCCTCGTGGGGTTTCACATTCTTCATGAACGTTTCCAGGCACACACCAGGATCCTTCTTGATCAGCATGCTGACCGTATTCCGGTAGGTCTTTACAATGGTATTCTCTGGGAACGTGTGGGCCAGTTCATCCACAAACTGCAAAAGAAGTTCGTTAAATGTATCTACACTAGCCATTTTCGTACTATTTAAAAGGAGTAAAATCTTTAACTACATACCGCGACTAACCTCCGGGAAGGGATTCTCGTAAATCTCCTCGCGCTGCGAGATGCCAAAGAACACGATGGCACCCACCAGAATGGCGTTCAAGATCGCCGGCTTGATCATGTCCGCATTCCTGGGAGGAGCCTCGCGATTGAGACGAGCCACCAGTTGAATGTAAGCCATCGTGACGACTGCGCCTACCAAAGCTGCGACCAGAGGGTTCTTGAGAGAATCACTGATCATTATTAGATAAAGTAGATTTTAGTATGTTTAACGGTTCGCACCTGGATTTATGGAAAAGTCCTCTTCCTCTTCCCTGATCTCGGGCTGAATCGTCTTGCGTGCGATATTGTCTCTGAACGTGAAACTCTTGGTCTCGCTTTCGCCGAAATTCTGCTGGGGTATCTCGGGCTCGGTCATTTCCATCTCGGGTTCGCCACCGGGTTCCTCGAACGATGACGGACCCTCTTCTTCTTCCTCGGGCTCGGGCTCGGTGACAGGGATCTCTCCTTCACCTGGAAACATGCTGGGCTCTTCTTCTTCCTCGGGCTCGGGCTCGATCGTCTCGCCGTTCATGACGTCCACTGCATTCTTGTTAAGGTAGGTCTTCAGGATCTGGTTGATCGGAAGCATCTCCTTGACCGTCTCCTCGACCACCCCTTCCATCCGCTTGATGAGATCCTTGCGACGGTCGTTCCTGCTCACGACCTCCTGATAGATATAGGGATCCTCGTAGATCCGCTTGGCAACATTGGTGTAGACGCCCAGCACGAAGACGTCGTTGGTGGGAATCTTGAGTGACACCTTGCGCGAGTCCTTGGAAAGGCGAACCGAAGAAATGATCTTGACCGTGGCGACAAAGACCGCCGCTGTCATCTCGTCCAGGCACCCACCGCACCGGTCAACACACTTTCCAACTTCAGTATCTATCTGGTAATTGTTCCACTGGGGGATCTTGGAGAGCTTCTCCTGAAAAGCCTTGAGCGTATTTCGCCCCTGGGTCTCCACCTTGGACTCGGCGTAGAGGGAGTCCATGCAGTCCAGTGCACTCGGGAGAATGGTGGATGAAAGCTGATTTAGGAGCTCCTTCTTGGCTTCTACGAGCACGTTAAGGTTATTGTCCATAGTTACTGATAAAATGTATTTAAATCAACGATATTTGTCCGCGGCTTTTTTAAGGTTTGCCAGGGATGCAAATTCATTCTCGGGTTCCTTTGGCTCCTTGGACTTTTTGATCTTTTTGGACGTCTTGGGATACCACGATACAAACAATTGACCATTGTCGTAGAGTTGTACAAAAAAGCCACCATTTACAAACTGCCTTTCCACATACTGGGACGCATTTTTCAAGTCGAATGAAGGAAATCCTATAAGGAACGAAGGCACCTGTATCCAAGTTTCGTGCAGTCCGAGATCGGCGACCTGCCTCACCTTGGAACTGGCGCGTTCGTATAGCTCCGTATAGAGTTTCTTTTTTAGCTCTCGCTTCCGATGGTCGATCTGTTGAACTTCGTCCACCCTCAAGGGCATTTCTACTAATCTTTTAGTTTTTACTAATTCACATTTGTCGTATCCTCATCTGGGTTATTGGCGAGCCACTCGGTTGCGGCGGCAACGGTCTTACTATACCTCGTGTCTTCACTGTCGCCCCACTTTTCCTTAATCGCCTTGTCCACGAGAGAGAGGGCGCTCTTGTTTGGCACGTTGGCGTTGGCGATGGTATCATAGGGCATCCAGTCTCCCGCCTTGAGCGTGTCCCGGAACGCCTTGATGGGCTCGCCGTCCTTGAGTGGCTGACTGGTGATGCCCTGGATCTTGATCCCATTCGCGTCGCCCATGGCGATCACGTCCACCTCGGACCCATAGAAACGCTCGGTCTCCAGGAGCAGAAATCGGCACCTGTAGGTGGCAGGAACGTTATCGGGGACGGTGGCATAGTCCTGGTCGCGCTTGAGCGCCTCCAGGTAGTTCATCAGAGACGTACGAGCCAATTCCTCTTGTTCGGTGCCATCGCCATTTCTGGTGGCCACGGATTCCCTGTCACGCTCTTGAAGGAACTTGACGTAAGCATCGTAGACGTCCGGGCGGTTCTTTTTGAGCTCCCCAATCTTGTCAGGCGAATCAAATACCTGGATGAAAACGGTCTCGATTGGGAACATCTTGAGACCTCTGGTTTTGAAGATTTCCTGCACCGTGGAATCCAAGATCTTCTTGATCATCATCGCCTTGATGGAAACATCTTCGACTGGATTTCCAGTGATATCAAGGTTCCCCTCTGTGATGACTCCGGACACCTCTGGACGGAAACCGGCAAATCCACGATCCCACCTGAGTCCCTCGCGGTTCTTCATGAGAAAAAACCCAGCGACCGCGACTGCCAGTGCGATGAGAAATATAGTCTGCGTACGCATCTTATATAATAGTGCGAAATTATATCCCCGATAAATTAATCAACCTTTGTAAGAAAGCATGTTCGCTATCATGTTATATAGTCCTAGGTGCAACCACTGTCTAGAGATTTTCAAGTTGATCGATCAGTGCCCAATCAAAGACCAAGTCAAGTATCAGAATATCCACGAAGAGCCGATTCCGGCGGACTACAGAAAGGTACTGACCCACGTGCCAGCCCTGATCACCAAGGACGGACGCCCCCTAATGGGTCCAGAGGTAAAGCAGTGGGTGCTCTCCATGATGCCAACCGAGATCGAGTCCTTCGACCACTCGGCATTCGCTTCCTTCGACGGAAACCCCAACTCGGCACCTGGTCTCTTTGATCTCGAATCCTACGGCGCTCCCCTGGCACCTCCAATGACCCCCGAACTGGAAGCCAAGATAAACAAGAAAACCACTAACTGAAAAGAACGATGATTACCAAACCAGAAGACGTCCCTAGATCACTCGGCAATGTTTACTCCTACAAACGAGGTTACAATTCATTCAAGGATTACCTCAAGGCACGAGGCGAAGATGGTTTCAAACAGTTTCTGGATGACCTTTATGGTCGTGACTACTTAAAGAATTCACGCGTTAAAACTAGTAAATGTTCTTGAAGACGATTCAGGCAACCGCATTTAAAAACATCTTTGAGGTCCTCAAGGACATCCTCAACGATGTTAATGTATCTTTTAGCAAAAAAGGTGTTCACATGTTGACCCTGGACAATGCCCGAACGGCTATGGTGGAACTTTTCCTGGACGCCAACCAGTTCGAGGAATATTCGTGCGAGAACGAGATCATAGTCGGCATCAACACGACCAATGTGTTCAGGGTGCTCAAGTCAGTCACGACCAACGATGTCTTGGTCATGAAGATCGAGGAAAATCACGTGCTCAACATCTCCATTGAAAACAGCGCCAAAAAGAGTCACAGTCACTTCAACCTCCGACTTCTGGACATCAATGATGAGATGTTTGATGCACCCAATCTTCCGGTGATCAGCATCACAACCTTTCAGACGGTGGAATTCCAGAGACTCTGCAGGGACATTTCACACATAGGTTCGGAACTTGTCATCGAGCGATCATTCAAAAAGTTGGGTTTCCGGTGCACAGGTGACTTTGCAGAGCAGTATACAGAATACGAGATGGATTCGGACACCAAACAATTTGATTCTATGAAGGATACATTTTCACTAAAGTATCTCAACTTGTTCACCAAGGCTACGTCAATGTGCTCCAATATGAAGCTTCTCCACCACGGAGAGGAGATGCCTCTCGTTCTGGAGTATAAAGTCACTTCTCTAGGTGAGCTCAGATTCTACCTGGCACCAAAGTCCGAGGAGTGAGCATTTCGTCCTTCTTGATGACGACGGTCTTTCCAAACATATAGACCCGCCACTCGTCGGGAACTTCCTCATTAGCGTCAAATAGATCCCTCATAAGGATGTCTTTGGAGCCATGAAAGTCCGACCGAGGTCCGGCATACCGAAGGAATCTCGGAGTGTCCCACATTGTTACCTCTCCATTCTCCATGACCGCCTCGACCTTTTGAATCATCACGGGACCCTTCATCTTTGGCTCGTCATCATGATCCTCACTTATGTCACCGATCCTCCTCATGGGATCACGGGTGATCAAAGAATATGGAGAACCGCGGTAGGTGTATTCTTGCTCGTAACGAATGTTTTCCACGCAAAGGGGTTTCTTCCTACGCAATACGTAAATGGCATCCCTGAAGTCAGGATAGTAACATGTGGTGTATGTTTCGCCGGATCTCATTAGGGGCCAGCCCTCCATGATCCTCTTCCACTCGGCGGACGGCAACATGCAATCCTTTGCGGTGTTGATATCATAGATCATCTTCAGGGGCATTGTGGTCCTATAAGGATTTTCGTCGTTCCACCATCCAACAAGCTTGACAATAAACTTATACATTTAAAGTTATAGCAACATATTTCTTTAAATGAGTTTACTTGAAAGATATAATATGAAACTCAAGGAATATGAAAATGATCAAGACAAAATAAATGATTATATCACCATGGCGGCTCCATTTTTGCTTCGGTATCAGGAAGAGAATTGCCGGAGAGACATTTTCATAGAATACATGCGCGTCGTGGAGGGAGACCTGAGCGTGTCAAGAAATGATGACGTGGATGCTTCAAAGAAATTCACGAAACTGGAATGTAAAACATGCAATTCTTCAAATATATACGACGATGACGTGAAGGGCGAAATGGTGTGCAAAGACTGTGGGGCATGTGAATTCTATCTAGGTCTGGCACTTTCCTACCAGGATGAACAGGAGGTGTCAAAAAACACACAATACAGTTACAAAAGACAAAATCACTTCAATGAGTGGGTTCAGCAATTTCAGGGCAAGGAGACTGCCAACATTCCAGACGAACTAATCGAGCAGCTGCGCTACGAGCTGAAGAAGCAGAGGGTCGAGCAGGTCTCCAAGATCACCCACGCCAAGGTGAGGGGTCTGCTGAAAAAATTGCGTCAAAACAAATACTACGAACACATTCCCTACATCACAAACATCCTAACCGGCGTGAGACCTCCCGAGATGCCACCGACCCTGGAGGAGCGCCTCCGTCTCATGTTCAATGAAATACAGGAACCATTTGATCAGGTGTGTCCCAAGGATCGCAAGAACTTCCTCTCGTATCCCTACGTGCTCTACAAGTTCTGCGAACTCTTGGGCGAAGACCAATACTTGCCCTATTTTCCACTACTGAAGTCCAAGGAAAAGCTCACCCAGCAGGACATTATCTGGAAAGCCATGTGCAAGATACTTCGGTATGAATTTATTCCTACTGTATAACAAGTAAGGATATGTCGTCCTCAATGAGATTGAATGATGGGATTTCGCTCAACAAGATCAACCCGTACGCAGACCCGATGAATTTCACGCCAGGTGTTCCGCTTGGTGGTGCCTACAAGACCGTCTATGCGCCATCCAAGGACCCCCAGGTGGCCTTGGTGAATTCGGTTCGCCCCACCGGAGATGCTCTCGGCGGCACCATCGCGCCTCAGGACTTCGAGCCCAGTCAGGGGTGCGAGAAGACGATCGCCGCCGGATGGAGGACGCCCTACTATTGCACGCCAGGTTCTCAGGACTATCCACTCAACCGCAATCCCTACCCGGAAAGGAACTACTCACTCCCTCCGTGGCTGAACGTGCCGTTGGTCGAGAAGGATAACATCCTCGTGAAGACCGAGGGTATGATGGGCATCGCCAACGCTGCCAGTGTGGCTGGTGGAACCGCAGCCCTAATTATTCTCGCCATCAGCATGGTAACCCTATTTAAAGTTTTGTAATCTTCTCACTTTCAATTTTAGGGTTTAGCTTTTCTATCATTTCTAGCTGCGACTGAATTTTATTCAGGATACCTGAACACTCGTGATTCTCTAATAGGATACAACGGGTGCACAGAGACTTGCGATCACAACAGGAACAAGGGATGCACACGAGACCCTTCTTTTTGCAGTGATCACATCTCATATTAAAGAATAGGTGCGTTTTCTTTTTAAATATGGAAGCCAAAGACTTCAGAACATTCCTCGGGAATGTCATCAAAGCTAGGGATCAGGTCAAGGACACCAAGCCAACGTTACCCAGGGTGTCCACGATGACGGTCATGGGCGGAAGGGACGGCGCAACAACTTCGCTCCCGACGTTCGCAGAGAAGTTCGTCAACGGCACGAGTGGCTGGAACATGGGCACGACCCACTTCAACAATTCGCTGACACTTTCCAAAGATGTCAAAGACGGAAAGAAACGATCGGTCAAATTGTTCCCCAACGGGAAGATACATGTGACGGGTTCATCTACTCCAATGGAAGGTCTGGAAATCATCAAAGAGATTCAGAACATAGTAGATGAGGTCTTTCTCGAGACCACTAAATTCCCCATGTCACCCATGGAAACACAGATGATCAATGCAACCTTCCGTCTTCCCCACGGCATCGATCAGCTGGCATTGCTCAAGCTGTATAAGAACTACCCCAAGTATGTTTCCAAGGAATCCTTTAGCCCAGAGACCTATTCAGCAGTCAAAGCCAAGATGTTCGACATGACCATCAGCGTATTCAAGACCGGCAGCATCGTGATGTCCGGAGCCAAGAACTTCAAAGATCTCACCAAGGCTTACAAATTTTTGATCAAAATTCTTTATGACCCGAGCGTCAAGGGAGACTTTATCGAGATCAAGACCACCAACGAGAATATGATTCACCAGCGCGAATCCTTTCTTCAAAGGGTCAGAGAATTTTATCTCCTAGATTAGTAAAAGATGTCTCAGCGTCTTGGTATGGCCGATGGTCGCGCTTTCACGATTCACACTTCCAGTCAGCTTCTCAACGATCGGATCATGTCCGATAATGGTATTGCTTACCCCCTTAACTACCAGTACCGCCAGTTGATCGCCAAAATGGGTCCGTCTCTTCTCCAGCCCATCACCGATCTGCAGCGCGTGGGACCCGTCCCTGCCAACAGCATCACCCGATGCTTCTCGGCGGATGTCCCCCTGCTCTCTGTTCCCAAGACTAATTAAATAATAAACGCCTTGAAATTCCATTATGGATCACGTAAAGAAATTTCAAGATGCATGCGACGCCATGAAAAAGGACGGAACACTCACCCAGGAGAGGATGGCAGTGGCGTGGCTCATGTTTATGCCCAAAGATCAAGTGGATAAAGCTATGAAGACTATGCATAAAGCAGCCCAGCAGTCCCGTTCTTGATTCTTAGAATGTTGTAATTGACAGCGTATATGTCACCGTTGATGGATTGATCCAGGATGAGCCTGGCTGAATCCAGACGACTGAAGTTGAGACTTCCAGTGTGTTCCTTGTTTGATGCATCCAGACAAAATGGATACATCATCGTCGTGTATTGATTTGTGCCGTAGGTTGTGTGATAGTAGGTAGAGACCTGCTTGTAATGAGGCACCGCCGGTTTTGGATCTCCAATCGGTTCGCCATTTATTTCCAGATGCATCTTGTTCGATGCATTGAAGTTGCTTGCGGTCGAGGCAATGAAACTCACCGGATGGTTGAACGCAAGCTGAACCTCTTTCTTATTTGGCGTGGGAATCCTTTGGGTCTGAGTTATGACATAATCGGCAGAACGTTTTGACATGTAACGACGCTCATTTTTGTCCAGGTAGACAAATCGTCCCATAAGGTTGAACTCCGACGTTGCGTAATTGTTCTTCTCTTCGGTGATGTAAGCCGTCAACGCATCCGCACTGGAATATATCACATTCGTATCGGTCGCATTTCCATTGAATGTGATCAAGTAGCTCACGGGGTCGCGAGTGGGCGCCGGAAAGAGAGAAGGAATGTCTGGATAATTATTCACCACGTTGCTCGAATTGGAATCGCGGACTGCCAGACGCGTCGTGGCCGCATCCACAAGAAGGACATTAGAAGCCGCATAATCCGGAGGAGTCGCAGCCGTGTCCGTGAGAGTTCCGTTGTATATCAAGAAACCCGTCACGTCACTTCGCGTGAGAACGTTGGTCATTGGCGGATCCAGTGCCGCGTAGGAACTCAACACATTCGCAGACCTCGCGAGACGAATCGCATAATGTTCACCCGCCATGACCGTGTCGAGAAGATTGGTGCCCTGAAAGTCACCCACCGAGTCCGTAAGACCCTGATATACCAGGAACCCTTCCGGACTCGTTTGCGTCAGCGTATTGGACGTGTCGTCGTCGGTGAGAGCCCACCCGGTGATGATGTTTGAAGCCTCGGACGTCCTTGGTTGGTAGTGGAATCCCGTCATGTTCGTGTAGAGAAGGTTGGATCCATCGAGGTTGGACGTTGTGTCCTGTAGTCCGTTGTATCTTATGAAACCCGTCTGAACATTTTGGACGAGAATGTTTGAATCGTCGGTCAGAGCATAGTTCGTCACAATGTTGGATGATACATTGATTCGGTCGTAATTGTGGAATGCGTTCATCACCCTGTTCAGTAAACTCGACGCTGGGACCGGTGTCGGAGTATTCGTATCCGTCAGACCCTCGTAAATAATGAGTCCCGTGAGCCCCGTCTTCGTCACGACATTTGAATCTGCGGTCGCAAGCAGATGCGAATCAATCACGTCCTGTGCAATATTGGATCGGTCGAAGTTGTGAAACGCCGTCATCACATTGTTGAGAAGGTTGGATCCGTCAAATGAACTCGAGCTGTCTACCGTAGATTCATATGTTATGTATCCAGTGGTTCCGTCCACCGTAAATGTATTGGAGTAGGGCGCACCGGCATCCGCAGTAGCAGCCCACGAAGTCGAAAGGGTTCCCGCGGCGGCGATGCGAACACCATTGTTGTAGAGACCCATGTTGGTGCTCAATTCGTTGGAAGCGTCAAATCCGCTGATGGAGTCCGTCAATGTTGCCGGTGTGGTTGTCGTGTAGGTTAAAAAACCAGACAAGGTTGTAAAGGTCAGTGTGTTCCCGGTGTCTGTCACACCAGCGTGATCCGTCACCAAGTTGGATGCCGCGTTGCTTCTTTCTTCAATGACCCGCGCATCCATGAAAGCGGTCAGACTGTTCGTTGGAGCGTAATCCAGCGCCGTGTCTTCTGAACTATCGTAGGTCAAAAAACCAGTAATTGTATTCTGAGTGAGAACATTGGAAGGGTAAGTCGGTAGGATGTTGAATTTTGCCAGGACATTCGCCGAAGCATTTATGTTTTCGGAATTGTTCAGCGAAGTGATGAAGTCGTTCAGTGCATCCGAAGCCGAAAATGTTCCCGAGCTATCCGTAAGGTAATCGTAAATGATGTATCCGTCCGTCAAACTTTGATAAGTTGGAACCACCCGTTCGTCCATGACCGTGATCGACGAACCCATGCCACTGTGAACAGTGCAAAAGTAGTAGAGGGTGTTGGGTGCTCCCGCGTCCACGACGATCGTGACCGTTTTATTCAAAGCATCCAAAGTCACCCCCGTGGTGTATATGGTTCCGCCCGTGTGGGTTCCATCCGATAACGTGGAAAAACGGAAGGGGTGATTCGTATAGGCGTCGCCGTTGGTGAGATCGAATACGTAGGTGGACCCTCTGCGGAACGTTAAAATAGCCTGAAGTTCACCATTTATGTAGTATTTGTTGTCACCGCCAACTTGTTTCACGGCAACGTAGTATGTTTTACTTTCTGTGAGCGTAGGCGTGGGCGACAAGTTACTAAAACCATTTACCACCTTGGACGCCTCTGTGATGCGATCCCCGTCCGTCGCAGCCGCCTGGTAGGTCGTGACGTTCGACTGAAAATCTATGTACTGACCGGTGGAAGGAATCGTGACGCCCTGATAGTCTGTGACATTGGACTTTACATTCGAGTAAGCGTCGGTCAATCCATATGTCTGGTAGATAACGACATTCGACTGGATATTGGCATAGTCATTCGAGTCAACCGCCTGGTAAGTCACGATGTTAGACTGAACATTTATGTAATCATCTTCGGTCGGAATCACCACGTTCTGATACAGAACTATGTTGGATTGGACGTCGGTATAAACATCTTCACTTGGAATCGAGACGTTCCCGTACAGGATTATATTGGACTGAACATTCGTGGTATAGTCGTCGTCCGGAATCACCACGCTCTGATACAGAACCACGTTGGATTGAACATTTGTATAAACGTCAACGTTTGAAACATTTTGATACAGAGTCGTGTCCCTGATCAAATTGGTGTAACTAATATTTTGATTCTTGTACTGTTCCACGTCGGACAGGTAGGGGTCAAAGATATTACTTATGTAAAGATTAGTCCCCCAGTGAATCACCAGTTCCACGTCGTGGTAGTTGAGTGAAATTAGTGGAATAGCCGACGCCCAGTGTTCACAGAAGAAGAACTTCAGTGGATAAAAATAGGAATATTCAGATCCCGTAGACCCCTTTGTGCTTTTCGATAGCGTGGGTGCCTGAACGTCCGTAGCGATCTTCGTGGAATAGTCATAGTACTGTGTGTCTATCAACTGACCCCCTATGAAAAGTTCGACCTTGTCGATTATCCTATTCCACCTGCGCAAAAGTGTTTCACTCTCACCAATCGAGTTACACGCTATGTACATGTATGAAAGGAGATCTCCTTTGACCTCCACGCGGGTCGTTGAAATACCGTTATTGACTGGTCTGTTCTGCAGAGTTAACTTGTCAATAACACTAGAAAAGTTCGTATGGCGTTTGTATAAAGTCTTGAAAAATGACATGTCGGGATCTATGGTAAGGGGATTATCCCGCCCCGAAACAACAAGTGTAACGCCAGAGGACATATTACTAATAGTTTGTTAGATATTTAGTTCGCATAAAGAAGCCCACCCATTCCGTTTTGTACCCTGAGGATGTTGTAGTTGACCGCGTAGATCGCACCGTTGATGGCGCCATCGCTAATGAGTCTGGCAGAGTCCATGCGCGAGAAGTTGCACGTGCCGGTGGGCTGAAGCTTGGAGGCATCCAGGCAGAAAGGCATCACAAGAGTCATGCTCTCGAAACCATCCTGCGCTGCGCTGCTGCTTGAACCGTATGAAGTATGGTAGTATGAAGCCACCTGCTTGAAGTGAGGGAAGGCGTGCTTCTTCTCGCCAACGTCCACACCATTGAGTTGGAGAAGAACCCTGTTGCTGGCAGTAGAAAACACAGCGGCATTTGAAGCAATGAACTTGACGGGGTGATTGAAAGTAAGATCAGCAGTCTTGGTGCCGGGCGCCGGGATGCGCTGAACCTGGTGGATCAGCATGTCCATGGGCTTCTCGGCCATAGTGCGACGCTCATCGGCGTCAAGGTAAACGTAACGAGCCCATACCTCATAGGTGTTGGCCAGAGTATCCGCCCAATAGATGCGAACCTCCACATCGTGATACTGGAGGGCAATCAGAGGCAGGGCTGACTGCCAGTTCTCACAGAACCAGAACTTGAAAGGGTAGAAAAACACCTGTTGATCGGCGGCGCTGGGACCAGAACCATAAACACTCTTCGAGAAACTGTTGGCCATGACCTCAGTGTGAACATTAGTAGAATACTCATAGTGCTGGGTATCGATTAACTGCCCACCAATGTAAAGTTCAACCTTATCAATAACGGTATTCCAATCCTCGACAACAACCTCGTCACTGCTGTTCACGTTGGTAAGATAAATATAAGAAAGGAGATCACCCTTGCGCTCGAAGCGGACCGACGAGAGTCCGTTAGCCGCCGGGGTGTTCTGGATCACCTGACGCTCGATCACACTGGAGAAGTTCGTGTGGCGTTTGTATGACGACTGGAAAAAGCTCACCTCCGGGCTACCAACCAGGTGCGTATCCTGGGCACCCACCGCGACAAGTTGCGTAATACCACCCGACATATTTCAGTTATTACTATTGGACAATAAAATATTGAGACGAATCCTAGCGAGTATCATTCTCGATTGACTCAACTCCCACCATACCTCGACCTCGTCGCCGACCTTGTAGTCCATGATGGGCTTGAGGTCGTCACACTGAATTTTATACGGTCTTCCGTATCGCCATGGCACCTTCAACTGAATTTTTTCCACTTGAATGTACCATCTTCCTGACTCGGCTTCGTAGAGGGACTTTGTGATCTTTCCTGCGAGCGGATTAGAGTGCATACCTTTCCCTACAGGCGCGATAAATCTTTAAGGTCTTGCCACTAAGTCTGCACTCCCTGGGAACCACGCGGATTGCCGTCCTGAGCCTCCTCTGACCATTCACACATCCGTGATATTTCTCGTTGTCCTTGTGAGGACTTGCCACGAACTGCTCGTATATCGCCTTGACCTGCGAAAAACTGGGACGGTCCGTCTTGCCGATGCGCCGGTTGACCGCGTCGTGGATGTTGTAGAGCCACCGGGTCAGGGTCTTCCTGGACGCAAAGTTGGCGTCGGTCAGCCCGAGGGGTCCAGTGGTCTTGCAGTACTTTGAGTAACTCTCGCGGCAGTACTTGCACGGTAGGATACCACACAGCGACCCGAAGAACTTCATGAACGTCCGCTTGGTCTTCTCGTCGGGCTCCTCTGGGTAGGCGAAGGTCAGGGTGTGCAAAAACATCCACGCGGGCGGACCCCACACGGCCGTCTGAAATCCTCGGCGCTCAGCCATTCTATTAATTTGTGAGATATTAATAGAGAATGAGTAAAAGAATTTATCCACCCCAAAGTCCAACTAGTGTGTTTGGTTTTCCAGGTAGTCCAACTGTCACCCCAAAACAGAAGACCATTAAAAGTCCCTCAAGTCCAACTAGTGTGTTAAGTCCAACTGTCACCCCAAAACAGAAGACCATTAAAAGTCCCTCAAGTCCAACTAGTGTGTTAAGTCCAACTGTCACCCCAAAACAGAATATCAATAAAACAATTCTTAAACAGCAATTTCTAAGTACGTACCTTACATTTACTTATGAAATGGGACCAGCAATGGAAAAGAAGATATTCTGGCGTTATGTTTTACTTTTATTGTATTCATACAATCAAATCCATGGTGGATTAAATAAAAATAATTTAAATACACTTATTAAACAATATTATCCAAAAACAAATACAATGATTTTCGTGGTTTCAGAAGATCAGCAGAAAAAATGGGCAAATGATTTCATGAAATTATTGAACAAGATGGATGACCAAGAAGGTCGCCAGATTTTCATGAGACTCCAAAAGAATATCTCCAATAATATCAAGTAAGTATGGATTTCAAAGAACTATGTAAGGTAAATCCACAATTTGTAATAGCCAGATATGACAAAAGTGGATGGAGTTTAGACGATACAGTAAAATATGAAGGACCATTTGCTTCACATGAATTATCACAAGCATCTGGTTATGATCACCCATCACTTATGGTTAAAAGCAATTGGGATCTTGATACGAATAAGTCTATTTCTGGAGTAATTACTGGTAAAAAAGGTAATCAAGTATTGAGCGGAGGACCCACTACGTTGAAATTTACGAATGGTAAGTTGTATATTGTATCAGGTAAAAAGAATGCGTCAGCGGCATCTATAAGTGATATAAGTAAGATTTTAAGTAATTATTCTGAAATACCTCGTAATATTCCTTATCGCGGAAGTCCTCTTGAATACAAGAGAATATTAGATTATCTCCAATTTTATGCTACTAAAAAGGTTGATGACGATTCAAGTCTCTATTTTGCACGTCCGAACAATTTGTCATTAATGGACAAAATTAGAGGTGACTCTAATAAAATAGAAAATATTTACAACGCTCTTATTGAGGATAAAAGTCCTAAGGTTTTTTCAAAGGCATATTTTGTGTCATTTGATAAAATAGCGGCATTTGCTTCAGTTGTTAGAAATATACCTACGTTATTCGTAAAAGCTACAGAAACGAATGCGCCAAGAACTTATGTGAAAATAGCAAAAAAGAAAAGTTATGAAGAAAATGCAAAAATTATTCGTGATTTGATTCTTTACGACCTGAAAAACGCAAAACTCAAGATGGGTGGTCCAGATATAGATAAAAATGGTATAATACTTAAACCAATTATTTCAGTTGAAGTTTTAGTGAATAAAAAAACCATCACTCTCCCATTAATTACAAAAGGTCCTGATTTTGGATGGTTTTTAAATGTGGAAAATCTTTACAAAGTACGCGGTGAATTTATTTCTAACGTATCCTTAAAAACATTAATTTTATTTTATTGGATATTCTTTTATCCTAATGCGATTGTAAAAGGAAATGGAAAAATAGTACTAAATAATACATTACCAAATATGAAAATAATTGAATATTTTTTAACTATTGCAGACACTTTTCATGATTTTGGAAAAGAATCAAAAAATTTTAAAGAAAGTTGGTCTAAAAATACTAATTTTAAAACTGCAAAAAATACATCAGAAACTGGTATATCGACCAACCATAAACCAAAAACATCAAACAAATTAAAATTTATTGTCAAATTACTTGGCGCGGATATTTATAGAGCAGTTGATCGTTACAATAAAAATGTTGTGAGCACACTTTCAGCAACAAATACTAGAAATGAAAATAAATCTAAAACAAAATTAACATCTGGCTTGAAAGTTGCTCATTTTCTTTACTTGATAGCAAATATTTTTGGTCATCTTAAATCTGGATTTGTTAAAGAAACGGAAGAATATGGAAAAAAACTAATGATTAGAATGGGTAAAGGTTATACCAACGAAAACTTACCTGAGTTATGTTCAGAACTAAATACAGAACGTGCATGTATTGTGGTAGATGCTATACAAGGAAGTTTACCAAGATGTATGAAAGAATTGTCTGTATATCACAATGTAGGTGTATTTGATACAGCACCATCAAAGGGTATTTTATCATGGGGAAATTTAAATACTCCAAATGGTTGTCCTAATACTGCCCGACGCAAGCCTTCCACAGCCCGACGCAAGACTGCAAGACCTCTTGGCGTAAAAGGAGAGGGCGTCACAAAACCAATGACCGCTGCTGCCAAACGCCTCGCCAAAGCGAAAGCCGCCAAAGCGAAAGCCGCTCGCAACGCTCGAGCCGCCGAAGAGAAAGCCGCCAACGCTGCCGCCAAAGTGAAAGCCGCCGAAGAGAAAGCCGCTCGCAACAAACGAGCCGCCAAACGCATCCCCGTCAGCGGCAACACGGGGATGAAGATGAATATTAACACCCCACCTGTCACATCCCGATCCAAGACCGCTCGAGTCGCCAAGAGAGGACTCAACAACAATCCCTCAACGACAATTAAAAAACCAGAAATAAATGTTATCAACTTGACTAAAGAAAACCCTCGTGTCTTCAGTGATGCGGAATATATCCGTGCAGCGAAAGTAGCATGGCGTATACAAATATTAAAAAATATGTCTGCATTCAATATTTTTGAAGAACAGAATTATGATATGAAAAATCTAATAAATACCATGATTGATTTTTTCTTCGAGTTTAGTAAAAGAACTAATCTGTCAATTCCAGAATATGGAAAAGCAGTTATGATTGCTAGAACAAATAATATAAATTCAAATAAAGCAAGTATAAGTACCAGTATAGTTGCAGAAGGTATAAGGAGAGCTATGAGAAAATTTGAGAACAACTAAAAATTATTCAGGTAACGAGGAAGTAAAATTTCTTCAGAGAGAAAAACAACATGTCGTTCGTCGGACGCCTCATCAAGCCCTACCAGGATGATGGTGTTCGGTGGATGACCGCCCGGG